GCGTACATACTACAAGTCTGGTGGTAAAATACGTAAAACAGCCAAAGGAGCAGCGTTAAAACGCTGGTTTAAAGAGGACTGGAAAGACGTTAGCACCGGAAAGGCTTGTGGTAGGAAGAAAGGAGATGGGCGAGGAACCCCCTATTGCCGACCTTCTAAACGAGTTTCTTCTAAGACTCCTAAGACTTCTGGTGAGATGTCTAGCTCTGAGAAGAGTAAGAAGGTAGCGGAAAAGAAACGCTTGGGACAACCTGCGGGTAAGCCACGTAGAGTATCCCCAGCCAAACGTAAGGGGAAAAAGTGATGGAGATTTTTCAAAACGGTAGGTTCTCAACAGGAGAGCCAGTATACCAAATAGGTGTTAAACAAGCTGATGACACCTACGACATTAAAGTCTATGACCTGATGACTAAAGCACAGGCCGAGGCTAAGCTCGTATCTATGGGTGTCAAATCTACACCTGTCAAAAAACCTAAGAAAGCAGCGACTCCTAAAGTCCCTGACTACTCGAACATGTCCAAAACACAACTTGAGAAACTTATGCGTAAGTATAATATCGAGTTGGACCGTCGTAAGAGTAAAGCAGCTCTTTTAAAAGAAGTTGACGCGTTCTTCTCAGGAGAATGGGCAATCTCATGACAACATCAGGTACCACTACATTCAATATGGACTTCACGGAGATCGCTGAAGAAGCGTGGGAACGTGCGGGCCGCGAGTTGCGTTCAGGCTACGATCTACGTACTGCTCGTCGATCTATGAACTTAATGACGATTGAGTGGCAAAACCGTGGTATTAACATGTGGACAATAGAGCAAGGCTCTCTTGATCTCGTGCAGGGGCAATCAACATATGCTCTACCTGACGATACCATTGACTTAATGGAGCATCAAATACGCACGGGCGCGGGTAATACTTCGTTACAGTCTGATCTTACTATAAGTCGTATTAGTGTGAGCACTTACGCGTCTATCCCTAACAAGTTAACACAAGGTAGACCAGTACAACTTTTTATCCACAGGAATAGCGGACAAACTTATCCTGTAGGAATTACACTAGCGGCTACAGCGTCGAGTACAGACACTACTATTACTTTAAGCGGTGTCTCTGACTTACCACCCGCAGGTTTTGTTAAGATTGAAGACGAAATAATAAACTATGGCAGTATTGACGGTAACGTCTTACAGAACTGTTTTAGAGGGCAGCAAGGCACAACAGCCGTTGCACATACAGTGGGTGGCGCTGCCATTCCCGTGTATTGGGAACAAGTCCCTGCGGCTACTGTATGGCCTATTCCTGATGGGACACAAAGCTACCAGCTTGTCTATTGGCGTATGCGTCGTATTGAAGACGCGGGTAGTGGCATACAAACCGCAGATATGAATTTTAGATTTTTCCCCTGTATGGTTGCAGGGCTAGCGTACTATATTGCCATGAAAGACCCAGAGCTTATTGAGCGTGTGGGCATGTTAAAACAGATTTACGATGAACAATTTGCCCTAGCTGCGCAAGAAGACCGTGAAAAAACTTCTGCACGTTTTGTGCCTAAAATAGGCAGGTTATAAAATGGGCGCTAGGTTTGCATCTGCTAAAAAAGCCATCGCTTTATGCGACGTTTGTGGGTTTCAGTACAAACTTAAAGAGTTGCGTAACCTCGTGGTTAAAGGGCGGGACACAGACATTAAAGCCTGTCCTGAGTGTTGGAATCCAAGCCAGCCGCAACTTAAATTAGGGGAATATCCTGTAGATGATCCACAGGCTATACGAGACCCTAGAATAGATACAAGTATTGGTGAAGCTGGGCCATATAGTAGTAGGGACATCCAATGGGGATGGAACCCAGTAGGCGGAGGGCTTGATCCGTTTGGGCTTAGCCCCAATTCGTTAGTTGGGACTAGCTATTTAGGGCAAGTTACCGTAAACATTACGTAGGAGTAGTAAAATGAATGTATTTGGAATGAAAAAAGTTAAGGTCGAAAAGGACAAAGGTGTGTACCCATGTAAACACGCACCAAAGCCTAACATGACTGGCGTTAAAACTACGGGAGTAAAAATCCGTGGTACAGGTGCGGCTACAAAAGGAACTATGGCTCGCGGGCCAATGGGGTAAACTATGAACTATAGCGAGTTAAAAACAAATATTGAAAACATCACTGAGAACTCTTTCACTGATGAACAACTCGCTATGTTCACTGAACAAGCCGAACAGAAGATATATAATACTGTTCAAATTCCTGCCCTGCGTAGAAATGTAACAGGAACACTTAGTTCAGGAAACAAATACCTTGGTGCGCCTACAGATTTCCTGTGGAGCTATTCACTAGCGGTTGTTGATAGTGCTGGAGACTACCATTACTTACTCAATAAAGATGTAAATTTTGTTAGGGAAGCGTATCCTAGTGCTTCGTCACAAGGATTACCGAAACATTACGCATATTTTGATGATGATTCGTTTCTCTTAGGGCCTACCCCTGATGGCGCTTATACAATGGAATTACATTATGGGTATTACCCTGAGTCCATTGTTACAGCGGGTACTACATGGTTAGGTGATGAGTTTGATTCAGCGTTACTTAATGGGGCATTGATCGAGGCAATACGCTTTATGAAAGGCGAGCCTGATCTAGTGCAGTTTTATGAACGTTTATATGTTCAATCGCTAAAACTGCTTAAAACTTTGGGTGATGGTAAACTTCGTGAAGATACGTATCGCTCTGGGCAGTTTAGAATGAAAGTAGAATAGGAGATAAGAAATGGCAATATCACAAGCAATGGTAACTTCATTCAAGAAAGCACTTCTTGATGGAGAAATGGACTTTAGTTCCAATACGTCTCAGACGTTTAAGATCGCACTGTTTACCTCATCCGCAACATTGGGTGCAACGACAACAGCGTATAGTACAACAAACGAAGTATCCGGTACGGGTTATACAGCGGGTGGTAACACGTTAACTGTTGTAGCTCCCACAACGTCTGGCACTACGGCGTTCCTAGATTTTGCAGACACTACGTGGGCTACTGCAACAATTACTGCTCGCGGGGCGTTAATTTACCAATCAGGCGGGACTAATCCTGCTGTTGCGGTTCTTGATTTTGGAGCTGATAAGACATCAACAGCGGGTGATTTTACAATTCAATTCCCTACTGCTGATGCGTCTAACGCCATCATACGAATAGCGTGATGACTGATGGCTGATGTACTTGTAACCTATGGAGGTTGGTCCGCTGGTGGGTGGGGCAGTACCGCGTGGGGTACCGATGTACAGATGCCGTCAGCGACAGGTGCGGTTGGTACTGTATCTGTTAGTGGTGCCGCTACGGTTCAACCTGCTGGGCTTGAAGCTACAACAGCAATAGGTACAGTTAGTGTTGTTGCGGAAGCAAATATCTTCCCAACAGGGGTTGCAGCTACAGGAACATTAGGCACTGTAGTTGTTGATGCGGCAGCTAATGTAGCCGTTACAGGTGTTTCATGCACATCTGCGTTAGGTAGCGTGACTGTTAGTGCAGGGGCTGTAGTTCAACCCTCTGGACTAGAAGCAACAACAGCGTTAGGAACAGTAGCAGTTTCCGCAGATGCTAACGTAGCGGTAACTGGCAATGTAGGAACAAGTGCACTTGGCAGTGTAACTGTAAGCGCAGGAGCAATTGTCTCCCCCGCAGGTTTATCCGCTACAGGCGGTTTAGGTTCGGTAACTGTTGTTGCTGAAGCAAATATCTACCCCGTCGGGGTAAGCGCTACAAGTGCTTTAGGCACAGTCTCCACGACAGGAGACGCAAACGTCGCAGCATCTGGGCTTGCGGTCACAGGTTCTATTGGAACTGTCTCTGTAAGTTTAGGTATTGTAGAAAATGTAACAGGAGTCTACGGACAAACACAACTCGGTAGTGTAATAGTTGCAGCTAACTCAGATGTAGCTGTAACAGGTGTAAATGCAGCAGGCGCGGTAGGTACAGTATTTGTTTGGGGAGACATAAATGACAATCAAAACCCCAATTGGCAAAATATTGCTGGCGCACAAGCACCAACTTGGGGTAATGTTTCAACAGGACAGACTCCTAATTGGCAAGATATAGCCGCGTGAGGATTAAAAGATGACAACACAGTACACTTCGACACTTAAACTAGCCCTTCCTGTCCAAGGGGAACTCAGTGGTACATGGGGGGATGTTGTAAACGACAATATCACTTCTATGATTGAGCAGGCCATTGTCGGGCGTGCAGTCATTAACACGTGGTCGAGTAACTCCCATGTGCTGACTAGCGCTGATGGTACAACCTCTGAATCGCGTTGTGCGATGCTAGAGTTCACCGATACAGGATCAAGTCTTACTGGGGCAGCGACTGTCGTATGCCCTACAGCCGCTAAAATCTATATTGCTAAGAATGCTTCGGGACAAGCCGCCACGCTTAAAACTTCTGGCGGTTCGGGTATTGCGATACCAAACGGCAAAACAATGTTTCTCTTCTGTGACGGCACTAATGTCGTAGAAGGTGCTACAAATATCGAATCACTATCTGTTGGTGGGTATACAGTCTCTCTTGCAGGAACTTTGACTACCGCAGCGGCGTTTACAACGGCTGGAGCGAATGCACTTACGTTAACAACTACGGGTGCGACTAACGTAACTTTACCTACAACAGGCACATTAGCTACGCTTGCGGGTACAGAAACTCTTACTAATAAAACGTTAACCGCACCGACTATCTCGTCACCTACCCTTACTGGGGCTATTTCAGCTACTGATCTGACTATTTCTGGCAACACAACGATTGGTGATGCTGCGACAGATACCGTTACAATTAACGGTACGGTTACATCTAACCTTATCTTTACTGATAACACCTACGATATAGGCGCGACGGGCGCTACACGCCCACGTAATATCTTCTTATCAGGTAATGCCACAGTAGGTGGGGATATTACTCTCGCTGGTGGGATAGACGTTACTGGCGCATTTGGCGTCGATGGTAACTTTGACGTAAATACTAATAAGTTTAATGTCACCGCAGCAACAGGTAATACGACTATCGCAGGGACACTTGGTGTCACTGGCCTGACAACGCTCACAGGTAACTTGAACGTCGATACGATCAGCGAAATAACCGCTGCTGGTGGTGTCACGATTGACAGTGTTTTGCTCAAAGATGACGTAGTTAACGCCACTGACGTTGAGACGGGCAGTATTTCTGCAAATGACGGCACGGCTGCGGCAACCATTGCTAACAGCACCGGCAACTTTACGATTACCAACTTTATTTCCAATTCCGTAGACATAGGTGGTGGTGCTATTGATGGTACGGTAATTGGCGGCACGACGCCTGCTGCTGGTAGTTTTACGACTGGTTCGTTTACGGGGAATGTGTCCTTCGGTGACAACGACAAGGCTATCTTCGGTGCTGGCTCAGACCTAGAAATATTGAGCCAAGGAACAGACGCGCTAATTAGAAATGGCAACGCTACTGCTGAAATACGTATTGAGTCAGACGACAGAATCGTTATTTCAGACAGAGGTTTCAACGAAGCGTTTGCAGTATTTAATGATGATGATGATGTTAAGTTATATTACGACGGAAGCGTAAAATTTGCCACCACCTCTTCAGGAATTGATGTCACGGGTACAATCACTGGCGATGAGACGCTAACCATCAACGGTACTAGCGCGTCTGCTCAAGGTTCTTTTTCGTCAGACACGGGGTATGCCTCTGTACTTGTTAGCTCTCAAACTGGGGGCACAGGAGGAGGTGCGTTTGCTGATCTTCGGTTTGAACAAGGCGGTACACAAACTAACCGTATCAAAGTGAGTGAGGCAAGTCTTTTTTCCGTTTCTACGGGAACTGGAGCGGGGACTGACCGGGTTACTTTAGATAGCTCGGGTAACTGGGTTTTCAATGAAACAGGTGCAGACGCCGACTTCCGCGTTGAGTCTGACGGCAACACCCATGCGCTATTTGTGGATGCTGGGACTAACCGAATAGGTGTGGGGCACAGCAGTCCAAGTACAATTTTAGACGTAAAATCAACAGATGCTGTTGCTGGCACATTCCGTGGAACAACTTCCTCTATCTCTTATTTGGACATTACAAACTATGCGACTACTGCTGTGGGGGTTGGTGCTGGTATTGAGTTCCGTGCAAATACGTCCACACAGGAACGCCAAGTCGGATTTATTACCGCGCAGTACACCGATAACACCGATGCAAGCCGTGATAGCCGTATGGATTTCCACATCAATATTAACGGTGGAACTACTCGTGCGATGGAGTTGGGTGCAGATGAAATCACTGTAAATGAAGGCGGGCATAACACCGACTTCCGCGTTGAGTCTGACGGCGACGCTAATATGCTGTTTGTTGATGCTTCAGCAAACACCGTAAATATCGGTAACACAACAGATTTTGGTGGAATACTTAACGTCAATGGTGGCTTAAACAGCAAGCAAGCAGTATTTACTAGCACCAATAATCGTGGTCTTGCTTTATCTACTGCTACTCGTTCTGGTCAAAATGATGGTGTAGCCATTATTGATGCTCAAGATACTGAGGCCACAGGCGGGCGTTTAGAGCTTCATACAATGGGTGTGGCACGAGCAAGTTTTGAACGTGACCAAATTGTCTTTAACGAAGGCAGTAATGACCAAGACTTCCGCGTTGAGTCTGACAGCAACACGCATATGTTGTTTGTGGATGCTGGTAATGATACAACTTTTGTTAATTTAACTGGCCCAGTCAACGCATCTGAGGCTTCTCTTCAAGCATCAGGCACGGCGAATCCAGCGGCGTTATTTAATAGAACTAACGACGGCGACATAGTTACCTTTCACCATAACGGCGGTGGTGTTTTAGGAAGAATCCGCTCTCGCTCGAGTGGCGGCAACCTAGAAATTGCTACAACTCACTCTGGTATTGATTTCGCTGGTGATGGTTATCTACCAATGAGCGGTACTACCATCACTGATAATGCTCTTGACATGGGTAGCTCGTCTTATAGATACAAAGACCTTTACCTGTCAGGCGGAGTTTTCCTCGGCGGGACGGGCGCGGCCAATAAATTAGACGATTACGAAGAAGGCACGTGGACTCCAACTATTTTTGGAGGAACAACTGCGGGGACATACGCCCTTGAATCCGCTAGAACAGGTGGTGTCTACACAAAAATAGGGAACATGGTGACTATCACGGCTGTGTTGCGTATTACAAGCATCACTTCCGCTGGAGCAGGCACGTTAAACTTTGGAGGACTTCCTTTTGGTTTTGGACCAAACATTGCTGCCGCTTGGGGTCAAGGTGGGGGAATACATGTAGAACATTACGGAGCGGGAGTTAACTCGTCTGCCTCAACATATCCACCTCCTTTTGTAGGAATCGCAAACTCCGTTGGAGGAACTGGCTTTACTGCTCAATCTTTTGGTAAGAATTATCAAGTAGCATCTGTTATTGGGGATTTGACTGCGGATAATTGGATATACATTATTAGTGGGACGTATCAAACAGCATCATAACAACCATACGCCTAGTGGATTCTAGGCGCGGATAGGAGAAAATAAAATGGCTTTAACAAAAGTAGTCGTAAATGACAAAAAAGAAGTAATACTTAATGATGAGTGGAACTTTGTAAGAATACAAGTGAGAGTAGCAACGATCTTTCGTGAGGACGGTGTGGATCAAACCCGTACTTTTCATAGGTATGTGCTAGACCCTGATGCAGATTATTCGTCGCTCCCTGCGGACGTGGTGGCGCTTTGCAACTTAGAGTTTACAGACGAGTGCAAGGCAAACTACCAAGCGTTTTTAGCCGCTCAACCAACGCCTTAAAGGAGAAAGAAACATGGCAATTACAAATACATGGTCGATAAACGACATGCAAAGAACTGACGCAGATGGGGTTGTATTCCTCGTGTACTGGTCAATGGTAGCGCAGAGCGATGGAACTCCATCGTACTCTGCTTCAGAAGGCGGAAAACTCCGCTGTGAAGGAGACCCCACGTCTCCAGACTTTATTCCATACGCTGATCTAACAGAGAACGATGTTCTTGGTTGGGTATACGACAGCTTGATCGAAGGCGACGAAACCGCTGCCGAAGCTAAAGCTCGCGTAGAAGCTGATCGGGATGCAAAGGTGCAAAAGCAAATTGATGCTGCTGCAACGACTGAATCTGGTGTGCCTTGGGCTGCTTCACCTGAAGCGTAATTTAACTTAAATAAGGAGACTTATAATGGCGAAAAATGAAAAGAAAACCATTACTGTCAATGATGTAGAACACAACATTGATGACCTGACCGAGCAACAAGTTGCGATGGTTAACCACATTGCTGATCTGGACAAGAAGCTAGGAAGCCTACGCTTCAATATGGATCAGCTAAACGTAGGCCGCGAAGCATTTGTAAACATGTTATCGCAGTCGCTGGACGAACCTAAAGAAGTAAGTGAGTAAGATGTATTATGAGCCGCACTGTTCGAGATGCCCATCGTCGCATAGACGAAATTGAGCCTAGAGTGACCAAGCTGGAGACCGAGGTACATATCCAATTTAAAGAGGTATTTACTCGGATTAAACGCTTGGAAACAATCCTGATCGGTGCGGCTGGTACCATAATAGCAATGCTAGTAGCCATCTTATCAAAAATGGGTTAACAAAGAGATAGGAGGCTATTTATGCTACAGCAACTTATAGGTCCTGTTTCAGGGCTGTTAGACAAGTTTATTGAGGATAAAGACCAAAAAGCTAAGTTGGCCCATGAGATTGGGACTATGGCGGAAAAACATGGGCAGGAAATTGCTCTAGCGCAAATTGCGTTAAATACCGCTGATGCTAAAGGTAACTTCTTTCAATCGTCTTGGAGGCCCTTATGTGGGCACGTTTGTGTGCTTGGTTTAGCCGTCAATTTTTTAATATCGCCCATAGCAGCCGGATTTGGAGTAGAAGTTCCACAGGCCGATATGAGTGTGATGATGCCCGTATTAATGGGCATGTTGGGTCTGGGCGGTCTCAGATCATTCGAGAAAACGAAAGGCGTAGCAAAATGAGTTTTAAGTTATCACAACGTAGTCGAGACAGGTTGGAGGGTGTAGATGTCGGACTAATCGCAGTCGTTGACTATGCTATTGCCGTCACAAAAGTCGATTTTGGTGTAATTTGTGGTCTCCGAACCATCGAAGAACAGCGAGAACTTGTTGCTAAAGGCGCAAGTAAAACGATGAAATCTAAGCATATTGGTGGTCATGCTGTAGACCTTATGGCCTATATTGGGTCGAGAGGTTCGTGGGAATTGAATTTATACGATGATCTTGCAGATGCCATGAAAGAAGGCGCTAACGCTGCTGGAGTTGGAGTTCGTTGGGGTGCTGCATGGCACATCCCCGATATACGCGACTGGGATGGTACAATGGAAGAAGCTATGAATGCGTACGTAGACTTACGTCGTAGTCAAGGCAAACGGCCTTTTATTGACGGCCCTCACTTTGAATTGGTGGTATAGTATGAAAACTACCGTAGAAGCTAGAGATACTGAAAGCGGTGTAGAACCAAAGCATACGGTGCACGTTGTGTGTGCACACTGTGGATATGATCTTGATGAAGCCGAACTTGAAGCAGATACTTGTTCTGATTGTGGTGCGTCATTAAATCTAAAGCAGCATGTAGCTATAGAAGTCACTACACTGCCTCCTATCTTTGGCGAAAGTATGTAGGTGGATTATGGCTCTAAAGAAGTTAGTATTTAAACCCGGTATCAATAGAGAAGTAACACGCTACACCGATGAAGCGGGATGGTATGAGTGCGATAAAGTACGCTTCAGACAGGGCTTTCCCGAAAAAATAGGTGGTTGGCAACGTATCTCAGGAACTTCGTTTCTGGGGGTGTGCCGATCTCTATGGAACTGGGTTACTTTAGGTAGCATCAATCTTATTGGCGTTGGCACGCACCTCAAGTTCTATTTAGAACAGGGTGGTGGGTACAATGACATTACGCCTATTCGTAGCACTACCGCTGCGGGAGACGTGACATTTGCGGCTACTAATGGGTCAGCAACTCTGACTATTACTGATGCAGGTCATGGCGCTCGTGAAAATGACTTTGTTACCTTTAGTGGCGCTGTATCGTTAGGCGGTAACATAACAGCCGACGTGTTAAATGCCGAGTATCAAATCGTAACAGTCCCTGACGCAAGCACATATACTATTACTGCTACAGCCACAGCCAATGCATCAGATACAGGCAACGGCGGGTCATCAGTTGTTGGTGCGTATCAAATACGTACTGGAGAGCCGTATGAAGTCCCACTTTCTGGTTGGGGCGGCGGCTCATGGGGTGCTGGTGTATGGGGTACAGGTGGTGTTTCTACTGAAGCTATACGTCTTTGGAGCCAAGCTAACTTTGGTGAAGACCTAGTATTTGGCCCTCGTGGGGGTGATATTTTCTACTGGGATGCTACAAATGGGGTAAATACACGTGGTGTTTACTTGTCATCTCTTGGTGGTGCGTCTAATGTACCTACTTCGCAGAATTTGATTTTAGTATCAGATATAAACCGTTTTGTGTTTTGTTTTGGTACTAATGATGTTGGCAGTGCTACAGTTGATCCAATGCTCATCCGTTGGTCTGATCAAGAAGATGTAGCACAGTGGACGCCAGCATCTACAAACCAAGCGGGGTCCTTGAGACTGTCACGGGGAACTGAGATAGTTGCGGCTAAACAAGCACGTCAAGAGGTCCTCGTTTGGACCAACTCTTCGCTGTATTCATTGCAGTACCAAGGCGCACCCGCTGTATGGGGCGCTCAGTTGGTCGGAGATAACATATCTATTGCTTCCCAAAACACCGTGGCTTTTGCCAGTGGTGTGGCTTTCTGGATGGGTAAAGATAAGTTCTATATGTATGATGGACGTAGCCAACCACTTCCATGCAACGTACGTCGTT